ACTGCCGGTGCTGACCACCGTCGGCGGCTCCCTCGACATCAGCGCCGATGCGCAACTGCCGGTGCTGACCACCGTCGGCGGCTACCTCGACATCAGAGTCGATGCGCAACTGCCGGTGCTGACTGTAGCGCATGGCGTAAAAGGCCGTTTGCTGGCAATTCATCAATATGGATTGTGGTTATCCGAAGAATACAAATACTACGCCGGTTGCAAGGGTCCGCTGACCAAGAATCAAGCTATTGCGCTTAGTAAGGCATATAACGATCAGGAAACTGCGCAGATTTTCATCAAAGCTATTTTGGATGATGAGGCCAAGAGGATTGCTGCTTAACTAATTTAGGAGACATCATGACTGCCGCGCCAACTTCTTGATTGCGAATTCCCTGGAAGTCCTACCGGAGTTAGGTGTATGGAAGCACTCACAAAGGAGAAATCATGAACAAGGTGCAAATGGCAGCAGAGCTTTACAATATGAGAGACAGGGCCAAGCGTCTTTGTGGCGATAACTACTTTGACCGAATGGCGCAGATTGGTTCGGGATTGCAAGACATCGCAAAAAAATCCAATAAAGGATTGCTTGAAACTGCCATCGATCTTGCCAAAGAACGTTATTACGTCGGCATTGATTTGATGATGATTATGGCCGCAGTTGTCGAACTTACGGAGCCTTCAAAATGACCATCGCAACCCGCATCAAATGCCGCAATCCGATCTGGACAAGCAATTTCACGCTATCGGTATTGGGCGTAATTTTCGTTGTCGTCGCGTTCCTGCTTTTGTCGAACGACGATTTGCAGCAGCAGGAACGAGTCGAGGCGCACAAGGCCGAAACGATTGCAGCGGCACGGCTGGCGGCGCACGAGAGGGCAAATCAATTGCGCAAAGATGGTCTTTTGGATCGAGCAAATGCCATGCTCGCGCCTTGCTGCCAGGCGGTTGCAAAATGACTTCGTGCGACTACTGCCACGCCGATGTGCCATTGCTCACTATCGGTCACCCTGATTATCCATACCGGCGCGATTACGGCCCTGTCTATACGTGCGCACCGTGCGGCGCATGGGTAGGATGCCACTCAGGCACAAGAATCGCTCTCGGGCGGCTGGCAAATGCTGAATTGCGGGCGGCGAAAATGGCGGCACATGCGGCATTTGATCCGCTATGGGAACGGAAAATAGCGATTGACAAATGCAATAAGGGCTATGCGCGCCGCGCTGGCTATAAATGGCTTGCTGGGCAACTTGGCTTGCCGGTTTATAAAACTCATATTGGACATTTTGATATTGACCAGTGTAATCGCGTTATTGCGATTTGCTGCCAGGCGCACGAAACAAAATAAAGGCCAGCAATGAAAATTTACGTGACGAAGCATTGCTTGACGAAAGGCATTCAAGAAATGGATGCCACCATCTTCGACGGATACGCAACTGTTCGCCCTAATGGCGATTGGTACCCTGTCGATTTCGGCAAGGGCGAATGGTTCACGGCAAAGCGCGATGCTGTCACGAATGCCAATGAGCGGGTATCAACAAAAATCAAAAGCGTTGAACGGCAACTTGCGAAACTTCGGGCGATGAAATTCGACAAATAACGCTTGACACGCAAAACCGCATTTGCAATACTATCGCTAATCCTTGGAAGGGATCAAAATGAAGCCGTTTAGATTTGCGCGCTGTTTGGAAAGTCGAAAGACCTTCCGTTTCCCTTCCAAGAAAACAGCGCGCGATTCTAAGCGGCTTTTTGCTTTTCAGAATTCAAATAATTAATTGGAGAAAATAAATGAGCAATGAATTATCAACTTTCACACTCGAGCCGCGCAGTTTGGCTGAAGCGATGGAATACGCAAAGATCATCGCATCTAGCGACATGGTTCCGAAGGATTACATCAACAAGCCTGGTAACGTTCTTGTTGCCGTGCAGACCGGCGCAGAGCTTGGGCTGAAGCCGATGCAGTCGCTTCAGGGTATCGCGGTAATCAATGGCAGGCCGACGATTTGGGGTGACGCCCAATGGGCGCTAATCGTCGGGCATCCCGACTTCGAGTATTCCAAAGACGACCTTTCCGACACGAAGGCGACGGTATGGCTTAAGCGCCGTAACCAGCCCGAAATCATGCGGTCATTCTCGATTGAGGACGCGAAGAAGGCGGGTTTGTCTGGAAAGTCCGGGCCATGGACGACAAACCCAAAGCGGATGATGCACATGCGCGCCCGCGCATTCGCTTCGCGTGACCTGTTCCCCGATGCGCTTAAGGGCATCAAGTCCGTTGAGGAAGTCCGCGACTACGGGCCAGAAGGACAAGCCGAAATCGATATCACGCCAAAGCAGGATGTGATCGCAGATGTAAAAAAGCCGGAATTCCTAGCGTCAGAAAAGTTCGACGCGAACAAGGAGTCGTGGCGCAAGTTGATCGACACGAAGAAAAAGACGGCCGATACGCTGATCGCGTTCCTGGACTCCAAAGCGCCTTTGACTGAAACGCAAAAGTCGGAAATAAAGTCGTGGGAAGCGCCGGTTATCGATGATGTTGTCGATGCCGACTTCGATGATACTTACGTGCCGGAATGATGTTTAACAAAAGGATAAAATCCATGATTCACTCACTTACCCAAGGATCGGACGAATGGCATGCTTTTCGTCTTGACCACGATGGCGCTAGCGAAGCTGCCTCGGCGCTCGGTCTATCAAAGAAAGTAAAACGCAGCGAGTTACTGCGCATGAAGAACACCGGAATCGCACGCGAATTTAGCGATTGGGTTCAAAGCAATATTCTCGATTATGGACATGAAGTCGAAGCAATGGCACGCCCATTGGTTGAAGAGCTTATCGGGGAAGACCTGTATCCGGTTACGTGCTCGGTCGGCAGATTGTCGGCATCTTGCGACGGCTTGACGCTATCGGAAGAAATCGCCTTTGAGCATAAACAATGGAACAAAGAGTTAGCTGCATCGGTAGCTGCTGGCGTATTGCCAGAAGAGCATATGCCGCAGTGCCAACAAATCATGCTAGTCACCGGCTCCAAAAAAGTCATCTTTGTTGTTTCAGATGGAACCCGCGATAACTTTGCCTACATGTGGGTGATAGCCGATGAAGCATGGTTTGACCGGCTTCGTGCTGGCTGGGCGCAATTCAACAAAGATTTGGCTTCATACACTCCGAGCGTCATTGCTGAAAAGCCGCAAGCAGAGCCGACAATGGCCCTTCCTGGTCTTTTCATTCAAGCACGAGGAGAAGTGACGACGAATAACATTGAGGCGTTCGGAGCCGCTAAAACCGCGTTCCTTGCATCCATCAAAACCACGCCGGTAACTGACCAGGATTTCGCAAATGCAAAAGAGGCCGGGAAGACCTGCCGCGAGGCTGTCGAAAAATTGGAGATGGTCAAACAAGCGATGCTTTCGCAGACCGTGACCATCGGCGAAGCTGCTGCACAGATTGATTTGTGGAAAGAAGAATTTCGCTTGGCAGCATTGGAGCGCGAAAAAGTCGTCGAACGTGAAACCGAAGTCCGTCGGCTGGCAATTCTCAATAAAGCCAAAACGGAATACGCCGAACATATTGCAGCGCTTGAACTTGAAACGGCCCCAATACGAATCGCCATTCTCGCGCCGGACTTCGCGGCAGCAATGAAGGGGAAGAAGTCAATTAATGGATGGCAGGATGCCGTCGATACGGCAACGGCGAACGGCAAGATTGCCGCTAATTTAGCAGCAAAGGATATTCGGACAAAGCTCGCACGGTACAAGGAAACTTCGGATGGGTTTGAATTCCTGTTCGCCGACTTGTCGCAAATCATTGTGAAGCCGACGGACGACTTTCAATTGATTGTGACTACTCGCATCGATGCGCATAAGAAAACCAAGGCCGACGAATTGGAGGCATTGCGCATCAAGATTCAAAAGGAAGAGGAAGATAAAGCAACGGCCAAGGCAGCAGCGGAAGCCAAGGAAATGGCTGACGCTGAGGTTGCTGCGCAAGTGATTGCCAGCCAACCCGCCGAAGTGGCAATCGATGCAGTTGCGCCAGCGCCAACCCGTCAAGCGTTTTATGGAACTCCGGCCCCGCGCACTGTCAATGTGTCGAGGTCATCGGCATTG